CACAAGAGGCAGTTCGCAGGACTGTTGACAACCATCCCGATGTACTTGCCGCTAGACAAGCTGGTCAAGATTTCAAAAAGATGCAGATTCAACAAAAGCTGGCGCAAGAGCATCCTGATTTTGGTCAGATTGCTCAAGATGCAGACTTTGTGAATTGGGTGAAATCTTCACCTATTCGCCTTGGTTTGTATGCAAAAGCTGATGGTGAATACGATTACGACAGTGCAAACGAATTGTTGAGTACCTATAAACAGTTGCGTGGCGTTAAGACAAGACAGACTAATGAAGCAGGGGAAACTCAGCGCAAGTCTAGCCTTAAAGCAGCGGGTGTTGATGTAGGTGGAAGTGGGGAGTCTGGGAAAAGAGTCTATCGAAGGGCTGATCTAATTCGGCTGAAGATGACTGACCCAGATCGTTATGAGCAGCTTAGCGGAGAAATCATGCAAGCGTATCAAGACGGACGGGTTAGATAATTTAACTTATCGTTTTTTGGAGATTTAACATGGCAACATCATTTTCCCCCAGTAATTCAGTTACTGTTACCACAGGCGCAACGTTCATCCCTGAAATTTGGTCAGATGAAATCATAGCTGCCTACAAGAAAAACTTGGTTCTTGCTAACCTCGTTATGAAGATGAACTTTAAAGGTAAGAAGGGTGATGTAGTTCACATCCCTGCACCTACCCGTGGTTCTGCTTCTGCTAAAGCCGCTGAAACAGCAGTCACTTTGATTGCTGCTACAGAGTCTGAAGTTCAAGTGTCAATCAACAAGCATTATGAATATTCACGTTTGATTGAGGATATTGTCGAAGCCCAAGCCCTGAACAGCTTGCGTAACTTCTACACTTCCGATGCTGGTTATGCCTTGGCTAAACAAGTCGATACTGACTTGGTTCAGTTGGGTCGTTCAACCAATGGCGGTGCTGGTACAAATGCTTATGCAACTGGTGCGTTTATTGGTGGTGATGGTACATCTGCTTATGTTGCCGCAAGCAACAATGAGTCAGCATTGACCGATGCTGCTATTCGCCGCACTATTCAGCGTCTTGATGACACTGATACCCCAATGGATCAGCGTTTCTTCTTGATTCCTCCATCAAGCCGTAACACATTGATGGGTCTGGCTCGTTACACTGAACAAGCCTTTGTTGGTGGTACTAACAGTACTATTCGCACTGGTGAAATTGGCAACCTGTACGGCATCCCTGTGTTTGTCTCAAGCAACACTGATACTGCATCAGGTTCTGCTGGCGCACGAGTTTGTTTGATGGGTCACAAAGATTCAATGGTGCTGGTTGAGCAAGTTGCTCTGCGTTCACAAGTTCAGTACAAGCAAGAGTATCTTGCTAATCTGTTCACATCTGACACTCTGTATGGCGTTCAGATTCTTCGTGCCGCAGCAAGCACTGGTGCGGCTAAGTCTGCATCTATGTTCGCTTTGTTGGTTCCTGCCTAATTGCAGTTGCGCCCCCTGCCCTAGTGGTGGGGGGACTTTTTTAACCTAATTAGGAGAAATCAAAATGGCAACAGCAAGTGCAGTTGTAACACGCCGAGGTAATGACAGTTTTCGGGGTTTATTCTCTGATACATGGTCTGTTTCAGCAACTCTTGACGCATCATCTCTTGCAGATGGCGTTGGTGAGACAAACACAATAGCAGTAGCAGGAGTCAAGTTAGGCGACATTGTGATGAACGTAAGTTTGGGTGTAGATGTCTCAGGCATATCTATAACACCTTACGTTTCAGCGGCTAACGTAGTGTCTATTCGTTTCCAAAACGAGTCAGGCGGTACATTGGACTTGGCATCCACAACAGTTCGCTGTGTGGTTGTTAGGCTGGTTTAAAGATGGGGGGGCTAGTCCCCCCTTTCTCATTTAAGGGTTTTATGGCTACTTTTCGTTGTCTTCAGTCAGGTAATACTGTAACTTTTACATATCAGCATGATATTGATTCTATGAAGGGTCATCAAGGGTATGTGAGAGTAGAAGAACCAGAAGTAACCATAGAATCTAAGACTAGAACAGATACCGCATTTGCGCCTGTCATTCCAACAATCAAGCGTATGGGAAGACCAAGAAAGATTGCAAATGTCTGATGTAGATGCAAGAGACTTTGGTAGGTTAGAGGCTCAAGTAGAGTCTCTACATGGTCAAGTAACTCAATTGAGTACCGATGTAAAAGCCTTACTTGAACTTGCTAACAAGTCTAAAGGCGGCTTTTGGATGGGAATGACCATTGCAAGCATTGCTGGTGGAGTCTTTACTTTTGTAACCGATAGGTTGTTCAAATGAAAGATGGAATGCTTTCAGGCGTTATTTGCCCACTTCCTACTCAGGATATTGAAGTAAACCTGAAGAACAGGAATAATGCTTTTAAGAAGTTTGGGTATGGCCCACCTAACCCAGATGAACCTAATAATGCGTTTTGGCTGATAAAAGCCAAGATGTATAACGCACCTACCGATGCGGTTAAAACCATGCGTTGCGGTAACTGTGCAGCATTCATTCAAACTCCTAAGATGATGGATTGCATCAAGAGTGGTTTGGAAAAGGGCAAGAGTTCAGAGAATGAACTTGAGTATGATCAGCAGTTTATTGATGCTGCTGATCTAGGTTTTTGTGAGTTATTTCACTTCACTTGTGCGGCAGCTAGGACTTGTGATGCTTGGAAATCTGGTGGTTCAATTACAAAGGATTGATATGAAAGCTAAACCCAAAACTCCTGCTAAAACACCCGCTAAAAAGGGTATTCCTGTGTCAATCATGGTTGCTATTGGTAAGCCAAAAATGCCAATGCCTATGCGTGGTGGCAGAACTGCTACTAACATGATGAAGAAATCTTCAAGGGGTAAGTAATGGCATCTTTAACATCACCCATTACACTTTTGGACGCTGTTGGTGCAACTGGTGCATCAATAGCCGTTCAAGTTGATTCTGGTCAACCAGTGTTCTTACAGGTTTCAGGCATTACATCAGCTACTGTTGTACTACAAGGCAGTCTTGATGGGACAAACTGGTCAACCTTGGGTACTGCATTGACTGCTAACGGCATAGTTACTGTTCAAAATGCACCAAAGTATTTACGAGCAAATTGCACAGTTTTTGTCACAGGCACGATTACAGCCAAGATAATGTACTAAGGAGAAACCCTATGAAAAAGCCCACAATGGCTCAGAAGAAGGTTGGCAAGGTAATGACTGAATATAAGGAAGGTACTTTGCATTCAGGCAAGGGGGGTAAGGTTGTCAAGAACCCCAAACAGGCAGTTGCCATTGCTTTATCTGAAGCTGGTATGACAAAACCAAAGAGGAAGATGAAATGAAGGCTGGACTCTACGCAAACATCAATGCAAAACAGGCTCGTATTAAGGCAGGGTCTGGCGAGAAGATGAACAAGGTGGGTTCTAAGAATGCACCTACAGCGGCTGACTTCAAACAAGCGGCAAAGACTGCAAAGAAGCCTAAAAAGGGTAAGTAGATGAAAACACCCACTTGGCAAACAAAAGCTGGTCAAAATCCAAAAGGCGGCTTGAATGCCAAGGGCAGATCATCTTATAATCAGGAAACTGGTGGTAATCTGAAGCCGCCAGTAAAGTCGGGGGATAACCCTCGCAGAGCAAGTTTCTTGGCTCGTATGGGTGGCAATGATGGCCCTGAGTACGACAAGAATGGTGAACCAACAAGACTGCTTCTTTCGCTCAAAGCATGGGGTGCAACCTCAAAGGCTGACGCAAAGGCAAAAGCTAAAGCTATATCCGCAAGGAATAAGGCAAAAGCGAAATGAGAGCATTATCAGTTGGCGCAAACCTCACAGCAAACACGCTGACAACCCTCTATACAGTACCCAAAGGGTATTACGCAAGGGTGGTATTGCTACGGGCAGTTAATACAGGTTCGCAAAAACATATTTCTTTTACTTGGACAGATACCTCTGCATCTGCCACCTATTCTCTTGTATTTGAAACCGCTTTAACTACCAAAACTACACAAGATTGGGGTGGTGTGTCTTATTTTGTGATGGAAGAAGGTGACATACTTAAAGCACAATCTGAGTCGGCATCTACATTTTCAGTAATAATTACTATTGAAGAAGAAGGATTAACAAGATAATGACTTATTTAGAACTTGTAAACGATATTCTCATAAGGTTGCGTGAGACAACAGTAGCTACTGTTACCGAAACATCTTACTCAACACTAATTGGTAAGTTTGTTAATGATGCCAAGCGTCAAATTGAAGATGCTTTTTCTTGGAATGTTTTGGGTCAAACCATTACAGTTACAACATCAGCATCTACATCATCTTATGCTTTAACAGGTGCTGGTCAGAAGTTTCAAGTGTTGGATGTAATCAATACTACAAGCAATGTTGGTCTTACAAACATCAGCTTTGTAGACATGAATCGCAAACTAAACTTTACGCCACTTGTTAACTCAATACCTACAGAATTTGCTTTTGATGGCGTTAATGCAAGCTATGACACTAAGGTAAATCTCTTTCCAATCCCTGATGGTGTTTACACAATCAAGTTTGCTTTAACAGTACCACAGGCTACCTTGGCATCAGATGCAACTGTTGTGCTTGTTCCTGACGTTTTAGTGGTTCAGAATGCTTATTCCCGTGCTTTAATTGAGCGTGGTGAAGATGGTGGTTTGACTTCCTCTGAAGCATACATTTTATATAAAGCTATGTTGTCTGATTACATTGCTTTGGAAAGCACTCGCTATCCTGAGAATCAGGAGTTTGTTGCAGTATGACGCAAAACTTGCAGACTTTTAGTGTTCAGGCCCCAGGCTTTTTTGGCTTAAACACTCAAGACTCTCCTCTGACATTAGAGGCTGGATATGCTTCGATTGCCACTAATTGCGTGATTGACCAATATGGACGTATTGGCGCTAGGAAAGGTTACTCAAGGGTTAATTCTTCAAGTGGCAATCTTGGCGCAAATGATGTAAAGGTCATCCATGAACTTGTGCAGCTTGATGGAACATTGACTGTATTGTTTGCTGGCAACAACAAGTTATTTAAACTCAGTTCTACAAATACAGTTACAGAGTTGACCTATGGTGGGGGTGGTACTGCTCCTACTATTACGGCAAGCAATTGGCAATGTGCATCTTTAAATGGAATTACATATTTTTTTCAATCAGGATTTGATCCATTAATTTACGATCCTGCTGTAAGCACCACCACATATCGCAGAGTCTCAGAAAAGACTGGCTACACAGGTACAGTTCCTTTGGCAAACATTGCTATATCTGCCTTTGGTCGTTTATGGGTGGCAGAAACAACCTCAGACAATGTAACAATTACCTTTTCTGACTTGCTTACTGGTCATAATTGGACAGGTGGGACTTCAGGTACTTTGGATGTTTCACGGGTTTGGCCTAATGGTTCGGATCAAATTGTAGGACTTGGCGCACACAACAATTTCTTAATTATCTTTGGTAGTCGTCAGATATTGGTCTATCAAGGGGCAACAACTCCTTCCACAATGTCTTTGTCTGACACTATAGGCAATATTGGTTGTTTAGCAAGGGATACCATAATTTCAACGGGTTCAGACATTGTTTTCTTGTCGAACTCTGGTGTTCGTAGTCTGATGCGTACCATTCAAGAGAAATCAGCACCTTTGCGTGATTTATCTAAAAATGTGCGTAATGACTTGATGGGCTATGTATCTGTTGAGACAAAATCTAACATCAAAGCTGTTTATTCTGAAGTCAATGCGTTTTACCTTTTAACGCTTCCTATTGGAAAACAAGTCTATGTATTTGATACAAAGGCGCAGTTGCAAGATGGTTCAGCTAGGATAACGACTTGGGATAGCATTGAACCAACTGCATTGTTGTCTCGCAGAAATGGTGACTTGTTGATTGGTAAGAATGGATATATTGGTAAGTATGGCACTTACCTTGACCATGCCTCAACCTATCGCTTTCAGTATTACACCAATTATGCGGATCTTGGCGATCAAAATATCACATCTATATTGAAGAAGATTTCTGTTGTGGTAATTGGTGGAACTAACCAGATCATTACTATTAAATGGTCGTATGACTTTTCTGCACAATATTACGCAACACAAGCAACTATTCCTATATCTACAGTAGCAGAGTATGGAATTGCTGAATATGGTGCAAATGGAATTCCTGTGGCGTACTATTCATCAGGCATCCAGATTGGGACTTTGGTAGGTCAAGCATCAGGATTTGGCAAAGTTGTGCAAACAGCGTATGAAATTGATATAAATGGTGCTGCTGTGAGTATTCAGAAGATTGAGATTCAGGCTAAAAATGGAAAACTTGGTTAAGGAATAAATATGGCTAATTACACGAAAACCACCAACTTTGCATCAAAAGATGCCCTTGCTTCTGGCAATGCTTCAAAGGTTGTCAAGGGAACTGAAATTGATACAGAATTTACAAATATCCAAACAGCTATTGCTTCAAAGGCAGATGGAACATTTACAAACTTCTCTTTTGTTGAAGCATCGAATGTGTTGTATATCTACAATATATCTACCCCTATAGCAAAGATTGATGCCTCTGGTAATTTGACTGTGATTGGTAACGTCATAGCAAATGGAACTGTTTAAAGGAATAAAAAATGCAAAGTCTTTTTAACAATCAATACAATAATCTAGCATCCAAGGGTAGGTATGGCGACACTATGCTTGCTCACATCAATCCTCAAGAAGCTGGATTGTTGAAAGCTATGGGTGGCGCTGGAACTATAAATCCTCAAACTGGTTTGCCTGAGTTTTTTGGGCCTAACTTTGGTAATTTTACTAATTTTTCACAAAGGGAACCCGATCCATTGCCTGTGCTGGCGCAGGCGTTTGATGTTAATGCGTTTAAAGATATTCCTGATAAATTACAAACAATTACAGTTCCAATGCAAGGTAGAGGATTGCAGGGAGCTATTCCAGCATACGAAAAAATTGCACCAGAATTTGATCAATATGCAGATAGAGCACTTAGCATTAGATCAGGTCCTTCCGCTATTGAAAGCTACACAGTACCAACGGACAAAACATTTCAAGATAAGCCATTAGTTGCTAAATACGATGCAAACGGGAATTTTATACAGTTAATGGTTGACCCACAAAATGCTTTAACTCCTGACCCAAATCAACCAAACATACTTGCTACACCAGTATTTAATAAAACAGGTGGAATTACTAATTATGGAGTGTATGACGCAAATGAGCAGGGCGGTGGTTTTTTTGGTGGTTTAGGTGATTTTATATCTGATTTTGGCCCAATGTTTGCATTAGGTTTGGGTGCTAATTATTTAGCTGGCAGTGGTCTATTGGGCGGCGGTGCGGCTGGCGGTGCGGCTGGTGGAACATTGGCTGGAATGGGTACTGGTGCGGCGGGTGCGGCGGCTACAGCAGCAGCTACTGGAATACCATTATCCGCATTAACTGCTGGTGGTATAACAGAGGCAGGATTGTTAGCTGGTGGCGGTTCATCAGGTGGTTTAGCTGGATTTGGTACTGGTGCGGCTGGAGTAAATGCAACAGCCGCCGCTACTGGATTAACTCCTGCCGCTTTAGGAGTTACTGGTCTCACATCAGCAATACCAACTCCTAGTTTGCCTACTCCAACGCCCACTCCAACGCCTACTCCTCCTGTTGTTACTCCTACTGGGAGCGGTAGTCCTTTGTCTGGTGCAACGCCATCTGCTGTTACTCCTTCTGCTGTTTCTTCGGCTGCTAGTTCAATTACTCCAAGTATGTTGGATTCCATTTCAAAAGCAACTGGGATTTCAGTAGATACTTTAAAGACTTTTGCACCATCTGTTATCCAAGGTATATTAGGCGCTACTGGCTCTGTTTTAACTGCTAATCAAGCCACTGATGCTGCTAAGACACAAGCAGATGCACAGATTCGTGCGGCACAGATTGCGGCTGATGCTGCTCGTTTTAGACCTGTTGGCGTAACTACTCGCTTTGGTTCATCCAACTTTACAACTGATGCCCAAGGCAATGTAATTGGTGCTGGATATACACCTAGTGCTGAGATTCTTGGTTACCAAAACCGATTGTCTACATTGGCTAATCAAGGTTTAACTGGTGCAGAGGGCGCACAAGCGGCTTATGCTCCTTTAACTGGTGCAGCACAGAACTTGTTTAGTTTGGGTCAGAGTTACCTTGCTAAAACACCAGAACAAGCGGCACAAGAATACATTACTAAGCAACAGGCTTTGCTTGCACCTAGCCAAGAAAATCAACTTGCGTTGTTACAAAACAAATTACAGCAACAAGGTCGTGGTGGTTTATCTGTTGCTCAAGGTGGTAATTTGGGGGCTACAACTCCTGAAATGCAAGCCTATTACAACTCTATTGCTCAAAGCAATTTAGTTCTTGCAGCACAGGCAGACCAAGAGGCTAGAAACCGCATAACTTATGGTGCTGGTTTGTTTGATACAGGTGCTAACTTGCAAGGCAGATACTACACTGGTCAAACAGCGGCTTATTCGCCATTTACCACTGCTATGGATACCTCATCAGGACTTGAGAGATTGGCTCAACAGCCTTTGGATTTAAGCACGGCTATTGGTTCAAGGGTTAGTACAGCTAATGCTAATGTTGGTCAATTAACTGGTCAAGGAATCATCAATGCGGCAAGCACAATGGCTCCAGCAAATGCTTATTCTTTAGGTGGAAATCTTTTGTCTGGTGCGGCAAATAGTAATGTGCTTGCTAGTGGAATAAATAAAGCGTTTGGTAATACGCCGACAACACAACAACAATACACATTTAATCCCGCAACAGGACAGTATGTGCCTGTTCAGCAATTTGTAGCATAAGGAGAAAAGACAATGGCAACATCAGACATCTTAGGATTGTTTACCTCTCCTCAACAGTACCAACAAAATCAGTTGGCACAGTTTCAAAATCGTGCATTTCAAGAAGTTCAACTTAACCCCTTCCAACAAGCGGCTTTAGGTGCTAGAACTGCTGGTTATCAGTTGGGTCAAGGTGTTGGCGGCGCTTTGGGTGGTCAAGACCCACAGTTACAGATCATTTCTCGTAGACAGGCATTGGCTAGTCAGTTAGACCCAAGCAATCCACAATCTTATATGCAGGTTGCAAAGATGGCGGCTGATGCTGGTGACCAACAGTTTGCTTTAGCAATTGCTGATGCAGGAAGACAAGCGGCTGTTCAGGTTGCACAGGCCAATAAAGAACGTCAGTTAGCCGTTCCTGCTGACATTCAAAAAGCACAAATGATTCCTCAGATTCAGGATGCTATTGACCAATATACAGCGATGCCTCCATCTCCAGAGAGAGATAGAGCAATAAGACTTTTACAAAATCAAATGAAAGTTTTGGTGGGTGATAAGACTGCAACTGTAGCTGCACCACTTCAAGTAGCGTCAAGGATTTCAGAAATTATTAAACAGCAATCTACATTACTTCCTGAAAGCCAAGAATACAAACTTCTTGAGGCTGAAAAGACTCAACTGCAAAAACCAGAAAAGCCAGAACCAAGGATTTCTGTTGGTAGCGATAGGGAGGGAATTTCCCTTGAGTTGTACAACAAACCTTATGTTGATTTGACTCAAGTAGAAAGAGCCGCAGTCAATAAACGAGTTGAAACTGAAGCTGCGGCTAAAGTACCAAAGATTCAAGTAGACCTTAAAGACCCAACTGCTGTAGCCAAGGCAAATCTTGACGTTATGGGCAAGTGGGAAGGATTCTTAAAGTCTGGTGGTGATGTTGAAGTTGCCAACAGATATAAATCAGTTATATCAGCGGTTGCAATGGCTAATGCTGGAAACCCAAGTGCTGATGGTTCACTCTTATACAACATTGCAAAAATGTATGATCCCTCTGGTGCTGTTCAAGAAGGTGATAAAAAATCAATTACTGGGAATCCAGCTATTCCAGAAAGATTCAAATTGCTTGTTCAAGGTGTATTGGATGGTGGTAGTTTTACCCCAAAACAGCGCAAAGATTTAGAAAAGATAGCAAATGACATTGTGAAAAATAGAGAAAGCCAACTTAATGTATATCGTAAACAGTATGTTGGCAAAGTTAAAACTTTAGGCGGTACTGAAGAAGACATTTTGAACCCATATCAAGGATTGATAAAAGAGCCATTGACCAACTTCATAATTCAGTCCCCAAACAATAATCCTCAAGGCATAACTGGCGGTAGGAGATAAATCATGGCTGGAATCAAAATAGATCGTGAGAAAGCTAAAGCTGCTGGTTATACAGATGCAGACATTGACCAGTTTGAAAGCACTGCTACTCAATTCTCCCCTACTGTCATGGGTCAACAGCAAGAGCCTGAGACGCAAAAATTGCGTAGTGCTTTGCAAGGTACAACATTCAAGTTTGCTGATGAAGCAGAAGCATACTTGCGTTCTGTAGGTGGTGAAAACTACGATACAGCACTTAAAGATGTTAGGGCAAAGTTAAAAGATTACGAGAAGTCTAGACCAGTTGAATCTGGTCTTATTGAGGCTGGCGCATCAATTCCAATAAATATTGCCATGTCCTACCTTACTGGTGGTGGTAGCACTTCTGCAACAACTCAATCATTATTTCCCGCATTAGCTAGGGTTGCTGGTGTAGGCACTGCCCAAGGTGCTTTAACAGGTGCTGGTGGTGCTGAAGGTGATGCTTATGAGAGATTAGTTGGAGGCGCTATCGGTACAGCTACGGGTGGCGTACTAGCACCAGCAACCTATCTTGGATTCAAGGCTGTAGGAAATGCAGTTCTTGACCCGATGATTGACTTCACCCGTAGAAAACTTGGTGATCGTGGTGCAAAGATTGTTGAGACTGAAGTCCAACGTATTCAACAGCAAACTGGACTTGAGCCAGATGATATTGTTTCCAAGATTGCAAGCGGTGAAATAATGGCTGAAAATCCCAACATCTTGGGGATTGTTAGAGCCTATGCCTCTGGTGGTGGTGATGCTTCTAGAACTATTCGAGAGGCTTTAACAAATAGACCAACCGCTTTACGCAATAAGACAGTTGAACAAATATCAAAAGAGTTGAGTGCTGGAACAGAACCCAACGTATTGAAGAAGTTTGCACAATCTGAAGTAGAAAGAACTCAGGCTAGAAATGCACTTTATAACAAGGCATACGATCAAGGTGGTGTTATTACTGAGGAAATGCTGAACTCTTTAACAGATGCGATGCAACGCTCACCTAGTGCCTATGAGTTGATAAACAAGTTATCTCAAGCACAATTAAAGACAAAGCCATTCTTCACAATGAACGAGGCTGGTGAAGTGACATTCATCAGACCACCAACCATTAGAGACATGGAGATTGCTAGGCGTGGTCTTAAAGCTGATATAAACAGAAAATATACCAGCGGTGAAGGCGACATTGCAAAAGAACTTCAGCCCTATGAATCAACATTAAGAGGTTTGATTGATAAGTCTGCACCAGCGGTAGGTGAAGCAAGATCACAAGCCGCAAGTGATAAGGTAACTACTAGAGCATTTAATGATGGAAAATTAGCCTTTGGCAAGAGTCCAGATCAAGTGCAAATTGAGTTTGAAAAACTGATTTCTGCAAGCCCTGAATCTGTTTCAGCTTATCGTGCTGGCATTATGGCTCAGTTACGCAATAAGATGAGCATGGGTGGTAGAACATCCATGATGGCTAACTTAGAGAGTGCTGAAGCTAAAGAAGGTCAGATTCTTAGGATTATTTATCCTCAAGACAAGGTTGATGACATTCTCAAGCTGGCTAGGGTTGCATCACAATCTCAAAAGGCTGCGGGTAAGGTTTTAGGCGGCTCTCCAACTGCTGAGACTTTAATGGAGTCTAAGAATATTGGGATGAAAATTTCACCTGAAGAAGTGGCATCAGTATTTTCTGGTGATGCTTTTACAACCATGCGAGTAGTTTCAAAGATTGTGCAAAAGAATGCACCTAATTTGAGCCCAGAACAAAAGCAACAAGTGGCTAGGGTATTAGTGTCTGAAGACCCTGCTTTAGTCTCAAATGCTTTGCGTGACCAAAGTGGTATGGCAATACTTCAACAAAGATTGCAAACTATTGGCAATCGTGTTGCTAGAACATCTGGTGGTTTGTTGACTGCTCCAGCTACAACAGGCTTGCAGAACTTCTTGACCCAATAGGAGACTGAAATTGATCCAATCTCTATTTGTCTTCTTGCGGCTGGCTTGGTCAAAAACATCCAAGCTGGCTGTGACCTGTATAAGCAAGCTAAAGAGCAGTTTGTCTCTATTAAGCGTACTGCTGATGAAGTTATTGCAATTGGCAAAGAGGTTAAAGGATTTTGGGGTACGTTGCGTAAACTATTTGGCGGTAGTCCCAAGCCTGAAACTGCAAAGTCTGTGGCAAAGGCTAAAAAGTCTGATTATGTTGCTGTTGACGAAACTCAAGTCAAAGCTGAAATCGTTAAGAACCT